CGTGGACGATTGTGCAAATGGATTCCCCAACCGTGGACGATTGTGCAAATGAGTTAGTGCAAACTAACGTGGACGATAGTGCAAACGCGGTTGGAAGAAACTGGTGGCGCCGCAACCGCAACTAGAAAAATATGGAAGCTTGTCTATAAGACACACGCGGTAGGGCGAAAGGGTGTAGAGCGCACGCGGTACGGCACAACTGGCAAGCGTCAGACTTTCGGACCATCCCGGCGCGGCGATACTCAAAACCTATCGCTAGCCCACGAAGAAATACACAATAGTACAAACAGAAAGAGACGATAGTGCAAATACAAACAATACAATCCGTGATATAATATAGATGGTGAGAGAGGAAAAACGAAATTTTGGTTTAAATTATTAAAATAGTAGGAGAGATGATTATGACATTCAAAATCACAATCAAAGAAGTCCATGAAGCAGTTGTAGACGTTGAAGCAAAAACTTACAAACAGGCAATTGAACAGATTGAATTCGACTACTGGGCAAATCCAAATGATTACTTGCTTGAACCGAAAGACACAACATTTGAATAAAACAAAAAGCCCCTCTAAAAGAGGGGCTTTAATTATTTAAACGTTAAAGAAACAAGCGGTCATGTTAAGTGTAGTGGAGTTGTTATAAGTTCCATATGCCTTAACTTCACCAAGCGGCGTTATTTGAATATTAAGAGGAGATTTATCAGAAGAAGCGCCTACGCCAAACAGTGTAATAGTTTTAGACGGATAAGCTTTACTGTCAGAGATTTGTCCGATTTTCGTGCCTTCTTTTATATTAGTAGATGAACCAAGCATAATTCCGTTAAGATGGAAAAGTTTAAGAGCGTTATTTAAGGTAATAGTTACGTTTCCGTCCCATCCAGAAACAGAAATTGTGACGGGATAAGAAACCGTATTTGTAAACTTTGCGTTTGCATTATCAGCCGAAGTAAGAGCCTGAGTAGCAGTGTTAACAGCTGTGGTGGCGGCGGTAGAAGCACTTTGAGCGCTTACCTTAGCAGAATCCGCATTATTATTTGCAGTATTAATATCAGATTCCGCTGTAGTAGCCCATGCGTCAATTTTTTCCATGTCCTCATTGTAGTCCGTCAGCCAGTCGGGTTTGTCAGTGCCGACGAATTGGGAAAGGTCAAGAGTAGTTGTTTTGTTTGTGCTAGCCATAATAATTTTTCTCCTTTTATTTAAGTTTTAGAGTTCCAAGCGTAATTGTACGCTGTCCAGTTTTTAGCGGTATAACCATTTGCGGTCAAGTCAAGCGCTTTATATTCGTTTGCTGTCAGGCCGTTTTCTCTTAACTGCTGTGTCAATTCATTCATTGCCTGCTGGGCAGAAGTAAAAACACCGGTAATAGCAGAGTACACACCATAAATAAATTTATGCCAGATAAAACGCGCGGAGGTTGCATAGTTAAAAGCGGTAACGTTATAAGCCTTATATTTTGTAGCGGTCAGCCCCAACTTTGCATATTCATATGCAGTAATTCCCGTCTGCCGCACTCCTGTGTACATATCATTCAAAGTATTCTTTAAACTGTCCATTTTATTGTATACAGGGTTGTTGATAATCGTTTCGTCTCCAAGTCGGTTTACAACTTCTTCCAATTTCTGGTTGACAATTGTAATCAGATAATTATAGAAAATTTCATTATTTTTATTAACCGTATCAATTATCCCAACGATTTTTTCATTAACTTCCTGCGTAAATTGTGCATACTGGTTTTCCAGATTGTCGATTTTTCCATCAACTGAACTTTCAAAATCTTCAATATCTTTAATAATCGAATTTAGTTGTTCAGTCACATAATTTTTAACCCATTCTTCGGTTACAGGTGTGTACGTGTTTAAAGTAGCTATCACTTCGTTAATTGCGCCCTGCAATTTACACAACGCGTCGTAATAGGATAGGGCGTCAGCATAAGCAGACGGTAAAGCGGGTGTACAGCATCGAACTACATTTAGAAAATCCATCTTCTCAACTCCTTTAGTAAAGTTTCATGAAGCAGTTTTGTATTTCCGGGTTGTTTATAATTTCCATGTCAATGTTTAAGAATGTTTCCCGGTAGTCTTTTAGGAGTTCGCTTAAATTATGATACATATTTCCACGCACTTTCTTTTCAAAATTTCGGTCACGCTTCTGTAAATTATTTGCCGTGGAAGATGCCGAAGAATCGTTCAAAGTTGCAGACGTTAAATATTTTTCATCCGCGATAGCTCCATTATCAAGTAAGCCCTGGGGCGTATCGCTATAAAGGCTTTTTCCGTCTGCCGTGTCTGTGCGCGTGCCGTCACTTTCAACGTTTTCCAGTTCCATATTTGTTTCAACATAATTGTAAGCATTCAGCGGGTCAAAATCAAGCTGTGCACTTTTGTAAAGCTGATTGTAATACGGCATTATTTCGCCCATTGTGCGGTTAAGATAAAGTTTGAAAAGCCCTGCTGTTTCTGCTCCTATTTCCCTCATCCAGTAATGCATTATAATTTTATTGTTAAGTGTTTCACGGTAACTTTCATCAAAAATAGGATAGTCCTTTAGCCCTATGTCATAACCATTTTGAATAAGTTGTCTTAACTCAACGGTGTAACTACTCATTTTCAATATCACCGCCCATTTCCGGCACAATTGGAATTTCCGAATTAAATTCTACGCTCATGTTAGTGCCAAACATTTCATTTATTTTTTCGCACGCCTGTTTTCGTTCGTAAAGATAAGATTCCCTTATCATTTCAAGTGAACCAAACGGCGCGGCGGCTTCATTTGCAACAAGCCTTTCCCGTTTGTCTGTAAAAGCTGAAACGACACCAAGGCTTGTCAACGCTTCGTTATAAATTTCAGTTTTAACACTTAGTAAATCGCGTGCAATAAACGGGATATCTAGGTTAATCGGCTTTATGCTGTCAAGATTCAAGGACTTATCACCGTAAATAAACGGTTGACCGCCGTCTAACTTCATAATCAAGTTTTTAAGCGACAATCTTTCTTTTTCGTTACACGCAATGAAAGCCGAAAACTTTTGTAAATTCGCATTCGTCTCTGCATTTCGCTGAACTTCATATAGCTTGCGTGCATACTCATTTATAATGTAAGCATCACCAGTTCTTGCCATGTTATTAAAAATAAGCACACTGTTAGACTCATCTAGCATTCTAAAGGGAGTGCCATTTGCGGCAATTGCACTTCGTTCAGACGGTACTCCATACCAGTTGAGCGGGCCTGTGTATGCAACCCCCAAACCAAAAAATTGGTCTAAGCTATCCTCATAGAAAACCAGAGCAGAACCCTGTGTGATGAGCATTAATTCAAGATATCGAATATCAATGCCTTTTGGAACATTTTCCCATTTAAAACGTGCAAGTGCAATATTCAGCAATCGAATTGTGTATTCGTTGTAGGTTATATTATTCAAAGCCAATGAATCAAAAAACTGAAAGTCTCTGCCACCTATTCCTTTTCTTGGCATTATTGCACCCCCTAAATAATAGAATTATCAAGAGCATAATTCTTGATATCGTTTGTGTGCCAAAATGTAACACCCGTTTCAAATGCCTGTTTGATTCGATTGTGAGCCACAACGGGAATACTGTCTATTAAATTAGCTTCTGTGCATTTTACAAAATTCCATGAACGGCGTCCGTATAAGTTAGGTACTTTTGTTTGTAGGGTTTTGTAGCCGTACATGGTAAAATAATCATCAATGCGCTTTGCATATTCATATCGCACACATTTAGGGAACATGTAAAAATACCATTGCCCATTTGCAAAGAAAGAATTCGAAGAAGCTGTATTGCCCCTTGCGCTATCGGGGACTATCTTATGTTCTTCGATTGTTACAAGCGTATTAGCAATTTTAGTCGCCGCACCTACAACACTTTCAACTGCCCCGGAAAAATCCCCGGTAAAAACTCCAACACCCGCCCCAACAGAACCGCCAACAATTGTCGTTAAAGCATTTAAATTCATTCCCATTTGATTCTGCGCATACCAGTTTTTAAAGGTGTCGTTTATCCACGAACAAACAGGGAAAGCGGGCATTGTCAACGATTCATCAAGTGAGAGGTCAAGCCCCTTGTAATTCAGCGGTGTACATACGATAGGGGCTGAACCGCCAAGAGAACTAAACAATACGAAAGGTCCGTTCGTTCCTTGTGCTTCAAAGTCAAAAAATTCGTAACGGTATTCTTTTCCGCTTGCGCCAGAACCGTACAATTCTAAGGCCCTATACGGGTATGTGTACAATTTGTTATTTTTAGGTGTGTAGCCATCTAGTGGCGCGAAAACGTTTAGCAGTTTGTTCCCGTAAATTCTTTCTGAACCCATACCCGACACCCAACCATAAGACGGGGAAGCAGGGAAAATATTAAGGAGTTCAAGCGGATACATAAACATCGACACAATGGCGTCACCCTTGCCGCTTTTTGCATACTCATCAACCATAGATATAGCCTTGTCTACTCGGTCTTTTTTCGCGTAGTAATAAGACAACCCGGTAAATGTGTTATCGAGTAAACTCGAAGTTGCTACACCGTCCAAGCGCTCTGAAACGGCAATGATAATGCCGGGTGTGAAATCATAAACAGTGCCATAACCGCTTGTAATATTCTGGTTGTAAACGTATTCCCCTGTTTCCAGATTCTCCGGCACAAGGTTACTTCCAAATGTATCATCGTTTGTGTGCTCACGCTCAACAAAAGATATTTTTAAAGTATCATCTGCAAACCATGTTTGGAAAACATCCTGTTCAAAATACACGTCACTTTTATTTTCGTTCTGGAAACGAATATCTGTAATAAAATTAAAGTACCAGCGGTTGTTATTTCGATAATACATGTAATTGCAGTTTGCAATCGTTTCATAATTTGCAGGAAACGAAACAAATTTATCATCACGTTGATAAGTTGCCCCGTCAAGCGTTGCTATGATTTTTGTGGAAAGAAAAGAAAGACGTTCTTCCATATTCTGGAACAATCTAACGTGCGCATAATCGTTCCCCCATGGGATGCCCGCACACAGATAAATTGTTGTATTGGGATTTATTGCCATTTTCTTCTCCTTTTATATTCGCCGGGCGGTGTTACCCGCCCGGCTATAATCGTTAAACATTCACGGTAATTGTGGCTGTACCGTTCTTTTCAGTGTTGTAAATAGAGGTAGCCGTTACCGTTACAGGACCGGTTTCCGTGCTTCCGATGGTGAGCACACCGTCACGGGTGATTGTAGTCGTGTTATCAGAGTTGCCGGAAACACTCCACGTCACGCCCTGCGGGTAAAGTCCTGTACCCGCTACGGTAGCTTTCATCTGAACAGTGGCGCCCTTGTTTACGGTCGTGGTGCTAGACGAAACGGTAACACCTGTAATTGTAGGTGCGGTGGTAACAAACGCAACCGCATTCGCAAACGGGCACACGGCCATGATTCTCCAGTAGTGCGCCCAATATTGCCAGTACAGGCCTTGCCCGTTCATATCGCGAGTAAATTTCTGCAAAGCGTCCCATACCGCATAAAAATCTTCATCAATCAGAATTGCACGCGTGTCTGCAATGGGGATTTCATCTACAACGATAACACGATACTGCACTTTCGCGGGTTCTAGATTGAACAGGGTACTATAACCAAGCACGGCCAGATAAGCGTCTGTGTCTGCGTCAATAATAAGAACCTGTTTTTCTTTAGGCGTTGCGGTAAGAACGCCCAGACTATTATAATCTGCACGCATGAAAGACATCTTGTTGGAAACGGCTTTCATTTTTGCAAGGGCCATGTGGGCGGATGTATTATCCGTTACTTCGTCAATTACTTCAACGGCGAACTTGCCCGCCGTACCATACTGCGCAAGCAGATTTTTCATCGTGGTAAATTCATCCAGTTCCGCACCCGTGTACATAGCATTAAATACAGAACTGATAAAATCACTAAGGCCCTGCCACGACATAAACGCTTGGCGCAACATATCATCGGAAATAGTCTGCTTATAGAAAACCTGATAATTCAGCTTTGCAAAAGCGGTATTCACATCAGGAATCTCCCGTTTCATCCACTCTTCTTCGGCCTGCGCCGGGTCAAACTGGTGTGCCTTGGCTAGGTTGGTATAAACCAGCTCCACCGTATCGCCGTACTCAAGAATACCTTTTTTCAGAACACGCATCGGATTTGTGAACAAACGATACGTAATCCACACGCGGCCGATAAGATTTACAAGCGTATCTACAAAAGCGTTCTGTGTAGGCTGATAATCCAGCACAGCCGTGCCGAACTCCCGAATATTATCCTGCGTCACCTGCGGGAGTCGATTGTCAAAGCTGGGATTTTCCGCAACCATCTGTGCGCGAAGCGCTGTTAAAATCTGCGGCGCATTATTAGTCACACTTGTCAAAACTTTTGCACTTTTCATTTTTCAATTACCTCCTCATTAAAAATGGATTTAATCTTTTCCGTTTCGTCTTTGATGTCGTCGAAATCATCATCTTTCAAATCTTCAACATGCTTTCTAACAGCATCACGGCCAGTCAAAACGCGGGTAACATAATCGCGCTTAAAATCTTTAAACGCGTTGGAAATATCGTCCATTTTATCGGACATTTCTTTCCAGTAACGTTCCATTCCCTCTTGCTCATCTTCACTATCGTGCAACCTGCGCAAATCTTCGCGCATGTCGTCCGTCATGCCGTCCTCACTATTGTAAAGACGGTCAATAAATTCACGGGCTTCGCTAAGTTTCATTTTTAGTTTTCTCCTTTCACTTTCAAGTTTGAAATAGCGTCTTTCAATTCAATGTACGCTTTCGTATTATCCGCAAGAGCATTTGTAAAACTTTCTTCACTTTCCGCATGCGCGTCCATCTGTTTGACATTCAGCCAAACAAGAACGCCGCACATTACAATCGGAAATCCGAGCGTACTAACTATCTGTGTCATTACCGTGTAATCCATTTTTCTCACACCCTTTTATTAGCAAATTCATTTGCTAAAATTTGGAAATCTGCAACAGTCTTTTGTGAATACAAAATATTACAGCATTTTCTTACACCTAGAAATATCCCGTACATAATTCCTACTTCTTTGGCACTTGCTTTTTGATAGTTGTAATAACTTTCAATATAAAGCGCTTTCAGCTTTTCACACATTGGGAAGCTCACTCAAATCCTTATTAAAGATTTTAAGGACGGCTACATCCGTGATATCCTGCCAGTAATTCCAGCTTCCAAACTCCTGTACTTTGTCAAGGTTGTCAGGTTTTACGCGAAACTTTCTTTTATTACCAAAGTAAACATAATTTTCAGGGTCATTGCTTGCAGGGCTGTTAATTGTGTGCCCGTTTTCGGCGAAAACAACAATCAGAATATTTGCAGTAAATTCACCCGGCATAGGTGGTTCACCCCCTCCATATTCCACTTCATAACGCCCAACGATATTTGGGAAGCCATCTTCGGGCGTTACCAGATTATTTGTAATCCCGCGGCCAACGTGCCATTCTTCATGGCAGTGCGGGCCGCTTGTATTACCAGTCATTCCAAAATTTCCAATCGGTGTACCAGCGGTTACGCTATCACCAACATTCACAAGACGTTCTGCATGGTGCGCGGTCAAAACTGTTCTATCAAGAGAGGGATAATAAATCGCGATAAAATTTCCCCACGACCAGTTTCCGCCCGTGCCATATTCACTTCTCAAAACTTCGCCATCACCAATAGCGCGAACCATCGTATCACCCATTACGCCGGACGCGTCACGCGTGTTCCAGTCTTTCCCACGGTGCGAACCCCCGAAAACCTGAGTGACATTTACAAGAGGGTTTGCTGTAATCCACGTAGTATAAGCCATTGTTTTTTCTCCTTTTAAATAATTATTTTCAACATGCTTTTAATTTCATGTTGAATTTTTTCATTCTCATAAGCAAGCGTACCAGTTTCCAACGCTTCTTTTATTCTTCTAAAAAACGGATGCCTTTCATACTGCTTTACATACTGAATCGATTTGTTGATACTTTCTTTGTCTGGTGTGAAAACCATTGTATTATATGGGTCATAGTCGTATGAAATAATTGTCATTCCAGTGTCATAATCAAACCAAACACCGTATTTTTTGTCTCTCCAAACAAGAGTAAAATAAAACCGTGTATTTTTTCCTTTTTTCATTATTTGCGCTTCATCATCCAGATAGAATTTATTATCCACAGAATATTCAGCATATCCAAGGGCGCGTGACATTTGCCCGAACCTTGTATTTTCTTTTGCCCTTTTAAATTCTGCACTTGTTGGCACAACCTGTAAAAGGATATTATCTCTTACAACAGCATTCTTGTTTTTCGGTAATGATAAATCCCACTGTATAAAATATGGGTTAGCCATTGAAATTGCGTTACCAAGCATAAATAAGATAACATCGTCTCGCATTCGAGCTATTGTATCGTACAAATCGAATAAAAGGAAAGGCTCATTGCGCAAATAAGATGAATGCGGTTTATCTATAATAAATTCTTCAAAAATCAAATTTGAAATATCGGGAAAAGCACTTGATTTATAGTCACTTGCTTTTGTGAGGGCGAAAGTATACCCCGCCAGTTGGTCATTGATATACCATTGGCCACCATCATATTTTATTTTTGTATCTGGAAAAACCTGATATTTAATAATATCGTTGAAATACTCACCTGCGGTTTTTAATAGCTCATCTTTGTATCTTCGAATATACCCGAACTGTTTACCTTTTTTAAGGAAGTCCCGTACCGCTTTGATTTTCCATTGGTATGACTTACCGATTCCACGCCCACCAAGCACAATGTTGAAAAGTGCGTTATAAGATAACGTGTTATTTATATCATAATACATAGAATCACCCCAACAGGATTTACAGGCAGAAATATTATAGCTTGCAAGGCCCGATGTTACAGACGGACGGTTTCACCCGTTGCACTCCGCTGTAAATAGTATTTACATTTCCTGTAAATCCTATTATAATAATACCTGTAATTTACAAATTACTCCATAGATTTTTGTTGGTCAAATATGGATAATTGATGCAAACAACTTTTGATGCAGATTCTTTAGCGCTCTATAATATCTGAAATAATTTTTCATTTTTCAAGTCTCCATCCTTTCATTTTATTTAAGTTGAATTCGCAAAGCGGACATTTTTCTTCAACTATTTTCTCTAGATTTATTTTTAACTCTTTGTTTTCACGTTCAAGCCGAATGATTTTAATAATTGCTTTTGCAAGTTTTAAACTCACTTCATCATATTCAAGCACTTCATTATCTTCCATTTTAAGTACTCCTTATATTAAACTCTTTATCAACTAAGACGATTCCACCATCAACATGCACGGGCATGAGTTTTCCAGTGTACGTTGCGCACGGATGAAAGTTTTCCCATGTAACCTGTTCTTTACCTTTATCCGGTAAGCCTGCACAAGTAACATGTAAATTACCATCTATTTCTTCAATGTATGTTTTAGGTCTTAAAAATCGTGCTCTTGTAAAATGGCTTTCGTGCGCCCACGCGCCAAGTTTATAATCATCTATTTCAATGAATTTTTTAATATCTTCCACAGGTAAAGTTGTGTGGATACTATCCGTATCACTATAAATGTACATGTCTTTACCATATTTTTCTATGCTGTATTCCTTTATTTTCTGACTGGTTTCAATCGTGTATCTGCGCGCATAAGCTGTAATGAAAGCGCCCACAGGTAAATACAAGGCTTCCCTTGTTTCTGGTGGAGATGTTCTGTATTTCACAACACCTTTATCAAGGTACGGATGCTTTTTCGCGCATATAGGGTCAAGTGCGAATTTACCATATAAAGAGTTTAGCATAATTTTTGACCAATTCCGCATGGTGGGATTATGCTCTTTCCCAGCTTTTATTTTTTCCTGCATCCATTTATCTATATACTTTTTAAACAAATCTTTTGAAGCTCTGAATTTCCAGCCGCGAATATATTCTAAATTGTAAACATTGTAATGTTTTAAAAACAACTCAAAATCTACATTTGTTAAACAAAGCGGAACTATATCCCCGTTACTTGAGGTTACATATTCTGTTTGTATGAAACGGTTGTTCCCTTTTAATTGAATTGTCGGTAGATATCCCTCTTTTATTTCAAACTCACATTTGAACAGTTGAATATATAGAGGACGTTCTGCATCTTCAACATATTCACCATCATAAAATTTCGGCTCGCCCCATGGCAAATCACAGTAGTACATGCGGGACGGATACAGGCTATTTACATCAAATACATTACCCTCGCCCACATCTTTATCCGCGTATATCGGGTTCAAATAAGTAAAGCCGCCTTTATAGGCTTTGCGAATATCTTTATCGTAATTCGGCTCAGGGAACAATGTTCTAAACCTCCTTTTCCCTATGATGTTTTTAAAATCATCCAAAGCGCAACTACCCTGCGTTAATTTTTCAAAGCCCATTTTAAAAATCCGGTCAAGCGCTAAAGACATAATCTGTACATCATGTTTCAAATATTCAGTTTCCTCTTTCGTTAAAATGTGGTTTGTTCCACGTGAAACATTATAATCAATTTCAAGTTTCTGAATATCCAAATGAAATGCTTTCGCAATTTCATCAACTGAATAATTTAACAGTTTCATACTGTCGCGCAATTCTAAGCTATTGCCATTCTCAAACCGTATCTTTATTTTGTAAAACTGCCCCTCATCAGATATAAGCGCATTGAATTGCTTATTGTACAATTTTTTACTTTCAACATATTCATAACCATGCTTTAATAGAAAGCTGATACAAAATTCCCCGTCAAATTTAAGATTGTGAAAATATAAAATTAAATTTCCACTTTCTTCACATGTTTTGAAAAAACTTTCTATATTATTGCCAATTACAATATTATCTATAACGCCAATTTCGCAAACGGCCCAAGCCCATACCCTGCAATCGTTTTTATCTGTGGTAGTCTCAAAGTCTGCGGTAAACATTACAAATTTAAAACCGTCAAAGCATTTTCAATTTTATTTATCATAGCATTTATAGCTTCTTCACCATAAGAATATTCAATTTCCAAATATGAGCCGTAAAACGGGTCTTGACTTGCAAAATAAAAAGCTGTACCGTTTATTTTACTAATTCTATCGACTAATCTATCTCCTGCCGCGCCGAAATTATTTTGAATCGCTTTAATATAGTTTCTTTTGTATTTTTCATCTAAGAAAGTTAAATAGCCACTACGTTCACGATTTTGTGCAGTTTCTAATCTCTTTTTAACTTCCATCAATGTGCGTCCAGCACCTTTTGTAATGGGCCTTAAACTTTCTTGTTCAATCGTGTAGAATGCGCCTCTACGCTGTGCTTCCAGAATTTCAAACCTTTTCATGGTCTGCTTATTCGCTTTCGTGATGGCACGTTCGACTTGTTCGCGGACAAATAGCGGAACTTCCAAACTGCTACCCGCTTTATATTTCACCATTTTCTGCTTTTCGGGTTTTGCCAATCCCTGTAAGCGATTCAATTCACGTGCTATTTCTGCATCTGTTCTACCGCGCATTACTTCCGTGCGAGTCAACGTATCGAGAATTTTAAACGCTTCATTTTTCGATTGCAATTGTAACAAGCGTCTATTGTATGCGCGAATTTCTTTATCTATATCCCTAGTTCTTAAATTCCCAGCGGTGTATTTCAATTTTTAACACCCACTTTCTAAATAGTGCGCCCCGGTTATCCGGGGCGCTGTTTTTCTATTAATCAAAATCCAAAACCATGATTTTTGGACGGACGCTTTCACCGATTTTAGAACATGTGATAAAACCGGACTTAACGTTGATTTTATTCATGCCATCATCAAAATCGGTCAAATCAACATCTTTTCGAAAAAAGACTGAATAAAACATTCTGTCTCCATCACTGTTTTTAACAGAAGTGGAAGCGTAAAGCTTCCCATTACTACCGATTTTTACCCAGAAAGTCAACTCACCTTTAACATCGAAAATTGTTTCTACGCGTTCTTTTGTTTCTGCTTTCTTTTTGTAAGCCATTATCAATACTCCTATCTAACTTTAAATATAATCTTCATCGAGAATCAAGTTACCATGTTCTTTTACTACTTCTGCTGTAATCTCATAAGTAGTGTAAATTGGTCTTTTGTCAATAATAGCTACATATTTTTCACCGCGCGCTTTCATAGCCGCTTTGAATTCTCCATCGTTTTTGTAAAATCCATCAACTTCTTCTGTATAAACCGTGAGGTTATCATCTTCGCTTTGCTTAATAACTGAATAAATTCGTCCTTCAAAAATCTTTACTTTCATTTTAAATATCTCCTTTTTATTTTTGTGATTATATTATAAACGCCATTTACTAAATCGTCAACCCTCCTTTAAACTTTTCTGGCGTTTCTAACTTTAAACATAACCCTGCTCATAATATGTTTTATATGGGCAGTTTTCACATTTATTTATGGTATCTTCTGTCTCTTTTAACTCTTTTAATGTGTCGGTAATTTCATACAAAGCATCTCTTATTTGTGCAAGTGCATTTGTTAAACCTATATCTATCATTTGTATAAGCTCTCCCCTCTACTGCAAAAATCATAAAGATTTGGATTTTTAAGCCCGTGACAATTTCGGCATTCATGCCCTTTAATAGTCGAATAAAAATGTTTACAGTCCCTACATCTGATAATTTTAACTTTTTCTTCGGTTCTATCCTCTATATCTTTTTTGTGTATAAATTGAATTACAATGGCTTGAATGGCTAAAATGAACAACCCTAAAATAATACCTAACCCTATGGAACGTAGGCCTAAAACAAAATCTTCATACATGTTTAACCCTCACAGTTTTTATAAGCATCTTTTAAAATTCCATCTTCCCAGTATGCAAGCCTGTAATTTTGTGCATTCATACAAATGAAGCCATACTCAATATCGGACAGCATATTTACCCCGTCTATCATCCATAAAGCTTCATCAAGTTTTATATTTGCGGTTTCATTCAAGTATGATATATCTTCTTTTTTCAATCTGTTTTTAAACATTAATTAACAACTCCCCTGTTTCTTCGAAATATTCGTAGCCTAGCCATTCTATATCCCAGCCTACGTATTCAAACAAGTCGCCCCTCGTTCCGTCATATACCGTTTCTTTGCCGTGCCATACAATAACTCGCGAAGGATGATAACGTAATATCAAAGTATATATTGTATGCATCAATCTTTCCTCCTTATACTTATAACTAATTCGTCTGTTTTGTGAAAGTTCATTTCCCTCTCACCATCTATATTATATCACGGATTGTATTGTTTGTATTTGCACTATCGTCTCTTTCTGTTTGTACTATTGTGTATTTCTTCGTGGGCTAGCG